TCAAGCGACGGGCGGGGATAGGGGTTTGACGGCGGGGGTGAGGAAGCCCTGGACCACCGGCGTGGCGGCGGGCGAAACCACGGCGGCGATGAGCCGCGCGCGCGCCAGGCGCTCTTCGAGATAGGCCCATGCGATGGAGACGAGGCCCAGGATAACGCCCACGCCGATCTGGGCGATCTGGCCTTGCTGGACACCGGTGAAGCCCACGGTGGCCGCAGCGGCGGTCAGGGCCTTTTGGGCGTAGGTCTTGATCAGGGCGTCGACAAAGGACGGCACGACCGCGATGGGCGCGCTGGTGTCGCCGTCGGTCATGGATAGGTGCTCCAGGGCAGTTGAAAGTGGCCCCAATCCTTGAAGGTCTCCCAGTCGCCGCCCCATTCGATGGGGAGTTTCCAGAACGCGGCAGCGCGCTTGATCTGGGCGGCGAGCGCGCCATAGACCTCGGCCTCACGGCCGGCCGCGAAGCTGATTTCGCCGTCGATCAGGGGCGTCACATCGACGGCGCGGCAGAGGCCATCGGCGCTCGGCAGATGGCGGGAATGCATGGTCATGGAGTGGCCGCTGGCGCAGGCCTGCTCCTCGGCCTCCACGGTCCGAATTCCATAGGTCACCACGAAGGGCTGCGGCGCCTGGAGGGCGCTGCGCATGATCTTGACGAGGTCCGGGTGGACCTTCTCAAGATTGGCTTCGGATCGGGTGTCCATGGTCGGACGCTAGAGGTCCGCTGGCGCGCATTCCACCCTGAACTAATTCAGGGTGCAGGCTCGCTCAAAAGAGTCGGCCCTGGCGCGGGGGCGAAGATGGAGCTTCGGCGAGCGTTTTGTAAACCCACCGCTCGGTGATCTTGAGGCGGCGGGCGATATCGGCCCGGGTCAGGCCCTCGGCGTCCAGGCGCCGGATCTCGGTGCGCGTGGCCGGCATGACGGGCACATCAATTCCCACGCCATGGAAGGCGGCGGCCAGGCGCTCGGCCGCCTCCTGACCGATGGCGACGGTGATCGGGTGATGGGGTCCCGGCTGGCGCGGCACATAGAGCCGCCGACCACCGAAGGCCTCGGCGAGGCCCCGCGCCCGATCTTCGCCCAGGAGCCGCATGAGGTTGGCGGCCGTCGCCTCCATCCCCTCGACGATCTGGTCATCCGCGCGGCTCATTTGCGCGCCTCCAGGGAGGCTCTGAGAGCCGCCTGAGTGGCCTCTTGAAAGGCCTTGAAGCGCTCGTTGCGCAGCCCCCACGGCGCGTTGCGCCAGCGCCTGGCCGCCTCCTGGCGCGCGGCCTCGGCCGCCGCCACGAAGAGGTCAGGCTGGGGACTCTCAGCCTTGGTCACGACCGCGCGCATCCAGAAGCGCGGCGAGCCGCGCCTTGATCTCCTCGGCGTCGCCGGACTGATCCCAGCCGGCGCGCTCGGCCATGGCCTTGAGAGCCTCGATCAGCTTATAGACCCGCGCCGCGTCGGCCTCACGCAGGGGCTTTCCGATCTGCTTCACCGCGAAGCTCTCCAGCGCCGCGTCCGTCCGATCCCTGACCACGCCGAGCTGGTGGAGCGAGATCCACAGGGCCCGCGCCTTGCGCACGGCCGGGGGATCGACCAGGCGGAGCTTCGTGTTGCGAGCCAACACCTTTGCGTGTGGCTTCCACCCCTTGGCCTTGAACTCATCGAGCACGAGCCCGAGCTGGCGATCCGTGCAAGCCTTCGCCGAGTCCTGGCCCGTCAGGCGCGTGAGGACGGCCCGATAGGTCTCCTCATCGAGACCCAGCTCCTTGCGGGCTATGGCGACCTTCGCCAGGGCCGGACGGGCGGTCACGGCAGCCTCTCAGGGCGGAATGTGTCACCCCACTCCAGCAAGATTCCGTTACAAACAGCACGCCCCTCGGCGACGGTGGCCCACCAGCGCTTCATCCTTAGCCATGGGTAGGCGTCGACCGAGCCGAAACCGTCTCGCGAGGCGAAGGCATTTAGAGACCACATCTCCGCATATTCGACGGCGTCATCGAGCGTGATCACGTCGTCGCGGAAGTTAAGACGAATTTCCCGCACTGACTGGCAGACTGCGAAGCCGACTCGCACCGGTTTCATCCTGGGGCCGGTAAAGAACTGCATCTGCTCTCCCGGACGCGCGTGACGGCGCCGGGGTCGGCGGATCGTGTGTTGTTTTTCCTTCAACATGATGGGCCTGACGAAGAATGAGGTTTCGCTATAGGCGACCATCAGGCGCGACCTCCCTTGCGACGCCACAGCAGCCGCCAGCCGCATTCCTCCGCTTCCGGGGCGGTCATTCCTCGCCCCCAAACGCGGCCTTGATCGTGGCGTCGGCGACCAGGGCGTCCCAGGCCGTGCGGACGTGGTCGCCGGCTTCGCGGACGGCGGTGAGACGCTCCGCGCTGGGCGCGGCTGCGCCCTCCCTTTCGCGACGCAGCTCGCTTCGCATTTGCCGCAGGGCGCCCAGCCAGGCGCGCCGCGCGGCCTTGTGAGTGGCGCGCAGCGACAGGTCCGTCATGTGGAAATGACGGGGGCATAGCCACGCGAAATAGCCGGCCGGATTCTTCATCGAGCGGGCGCAGCCTTCGATGCAGCAGGTGATGCGCTGGGTCATGACGCCATGGCCTCCGGGCTCTCGTTGAAAAAGACGGCCAGGACCGCGTCGCAGGCGAGGCGCTCTTCCTCGCTCTCCTGGCGGCGCCGCTCACAGACGCGGAAAGCGGACAGGATCGTCGTGTGGTCGCGGTCGACGATGCGGCCGATCCGGGGGAACGACATGTCCGGTCGGATCGTCCGGATGGCCCAGAACGCCCGGCCCCGCACCCGGCTGATACGGCGCGCCATGCGCCGGGAAAGCACCACCTCGGGCCTCAGTCCGCTCTGAGCCGCGACGACGCTGAAGATCTGGCGGGCGCTCGGCTTCATCGCGCATACCTCGGCAGCTTGATCGCGCCCTTGATCTTGGTGCGTTTGCCCCCGGCGATGCGCCGGTGGAGAGGGCAATAGGGATCGTCCTCGGGCGCGTGGTCGGCGCAGAAGAGCTGATCCGCCCCGGTGGCGACGCCGACCGGGTATCGGCAATCCCTCAGCGACAGCTCCGTGAGCCGCTTCGACCGCGCGGACGCGGGATCGCAGCTCGGCGGATGGCCGATGCAGACGATCTGGGGCACGTGGGACCGGCCCCGAGGCGGCAGGGCTATGGCCACCGTCTCCGGCGGCGGCATGGGCGGCGCGGAGCGTTCGCGAGGCGGCGTCACCCGTCGCGGCGCGCTCGGGCGCGCCCGAGGGGGTTCAATCCCCTTTCTCGGCGATTTCAGCCCACGGCTTAGACCCAGGCGACTGATCACGCCGATGACGGCGTTGCGGGTCTTGATCAGCGCGAACCGCTCCCGGACGGCCTGGCTGATCTCCGTGGCCGACTTGCCTTCAATATAGAGCGCCGCGACCAGCTCCTTGGCCTCGGGTGTCCAGTCATGGGCGGGGATGTTCATGACGTCCCCCGCTCGACAGCGAAGGTGACGGGGTGGCCGAAGTGGCGATTGATCTCGCCGCCCCAGTCGACGGCGACCCGCTCGCAAGCGACGCGGGTGCGGAAGATCAGGACCGTGGACGCGGCGGCGGGGTCGATGCTCACCCGCTCCATCCAAGAGCGCCAATAGGCCTCGCCCACCTCGTCCAACAGGAAGGCCAGGGGATGGCCAGGATCGGGCGCCCAAGACGGCGCCTCAACCGTCGCCTCGGCATAGTCTTCCCAGCGGCGCTGGCTGAGCCACGTGCGGGCGTGGGGGATATAGATCGAGTCCAGCTTGCGGCTGGCCACGAAGGCGCGGTAGCGGCCAGCGGCGGCGACGATCACCTCAGGGTCCGCGCCCTCGCGCACCCGGCGCTCGAAGACCTGGCGCGCGGCGGCCTTGGGGTTATCGGGCCGGCTCGGATAGGCCGCCCAGAAGCGCTCGAAGGCTTTGGGGTCGGGCCGGCTCATGGCGCTTGCAGGGCCTTCACCCGCAGGGCGCGCATGGCCTCCACCGCCTCGCCGAAGACCCGGGCTTCCGAGGCCGTCATGGCCTCTGTCCCGTCCCCGCGATGGCGGATGATCACGGCCCAGACCAGGCCGTATTCGAACTCCGAGAGCGCGTCCCCATAGAGCTGGATCAGCGCCTCGGCTTCCTGGATGAACTCGGCCCGGCTCATGACGCGGCGGCGTCCAGAGCCACATGCACCCAGGGCGCCTGGGCGTTGGCGCGGCGATACATGTTGACGTAGCGCTTGGAGCCCACGACGCGGATCGAGTCGCGTATAGCCTTCATGGCGTCGACCCACTTGGGCTTGCTGATCTCGTAGGTCAGGAGCTGGAGCAGCCGGCCACGATTGATCTGATTGGCGTGATCGACGTCGAAGGCGCCGTTGATCAGGACGCGAAGATCATCCGGAATATCGCCCGACCACTCCTGGATGCACTCGTCCACGAGGCCCTTGGCGATCTGGAGTTCAGGCCCGAAGACGATCTGGTCGGAGACCTGGACCTTCACCCGGAGGAGGCCATCATAGGAGGTGAAGGTGAGATTTCCCTTCTGGCCCCCGCGCGCCTTGTATTGCTGCTCCATGAGCGCGACGAAGCCGTCAACGTCATCGAAGGTGTGTTCGCGGAAGCGGGCGATCTCGGCCGCCAGAGGCTCGGCATAGCCGACGATCTTGCGGACCAGCTCATCCTCCAGCTTGCGCTGGGCCGGCACGGCGTCCACGGGCACAAGAGCGCCCTTGGCGTCGGCCATGTAAAGACGGCCGGAGATCGAGACGTGGCCCGGGGCCAGCTCGACGGGGGTGGCTGTGAGATCGTTCATGTTTTGTCCTTTCAAGTGAAAAACCTCGCCGCCACGGCGACGGCGAGGGCGATGAGAATGAGGGCGAGCGCGGGGAGCATCTGGCGCTGCGGCAGGCGGCGCTTGCGCACCCGCCGGCGCCGGGTGAGATCGCCCAGGGCGGCGATATCGACCATGCCGGGGGGCGGCCGGGTCACGCCGCGTCTCCGCCATGGCTGGGCGCCTCGGCCGGCCGCGACCAGGCGAGGAAGGGCCCCGAGCGCGGGGCGCGCCGGGGCTCAAGATCCTCATCCTTGACGTGGGCGTGTTCGAGGTAGCCCTCGACGCTCTCGATCTGGGCGTCGAGGGACATGAGAATCCGCCGCAGCCGCTCGGGCGTCAGCTCCCGCGACGACGCCAGGGTCTCAAGGGCCCGGACGTTGCGCCGCATCTGGTGGATGATGTTGAGGCTCATCTCACGCGGCCTCCCCGAAGCGCTGCGCCCAGGCGTCGCGCAGGTCGGTCACGTCCAGGGGCGCGCCGCTGGCCCGGGCCGCGCGCACGGCCAGTTTCAGGGTCTTGGTGAGGGTGCGCACGCCGCCGCTTTTGCGGCCGATCTCGTGGAGGTAGGCGAGCGCCGGCCCCTTGCTGACGCCCCAGGCCTCGGCGATGACGCTGATGTCCTCCGCCAGTGGCCGGGGCTGGCTGTGGCGCACCCCCAGGCGGCTATAGAGCTGCGGATACTTCCGAAGGTTCGCCGCCAGGGTCTCATCGCCCACCAGGGCGACGCCGCAGTCCGTCTCGTCATGGATCGAGCGGACCTCATCCAGGGCCTGAGCTGAAAGGTGCTGGGCCTCATCGATGATGATCAGGGCGTTGGCGCCGCGCACCCGGGCGCGGACCCGGGCGGAGAGGAGTTGGGGCGTCCCCTTGGCCTCCTTCTCGCCCATGGCCGCGAGGATGGCGATGAGGAGGGTGGACGTGCCCCGGTTCGACGGCGAGGCGGTGACCACCGTGACCTGGCCGCGCGTCGCCGCATATTGCTTGATCGCGGCGGTCTTGCCGACGCCGGGGGGCGTGGAGATCAGCGCCATGTCGCCGAGCTGCGCCATGGCCAGGCACGTCATCATCCGCCGGGCCGAAAGGGTCGGCTGGAAGTCCGGCTCGCTCGGCATGATCGCTTCGAGGGAGGCCTTCTCCTCCAGGCCGAGGAAGAAGCGGTGGACGCGGGCCGGGGTGTCCTGATGGCTGTAGATGTTGCCGTTATTGTAGGTGCCGGGGACCCACTGCGAGAGGGTGCCGGAGGTCACACCGGTGACCTTGGCGAGGTCGGCCCAGGATAGGCTCGCGGTGTCCTTATAGGCCCGGAGGCGGTCGCGGAGATCGTCGATCTCCTCGGGCGTGAACTCTGTTTTGCCGAGGTTGGCGTTCATGGTAGCTATCCTTTCGTTGCTGTGATGCAGTCCAGGCGGCGGAGGGGTTCCAGCCCTTCGCCGCCGTCTTCATTCGACCAGGCGCAGAGGCGTTCTCGCCTCTGGAACCGGGGCCAAATCCTCAAAACTCAGGCGGTCGATGAGCGGCGCGCGGGCGGCGGCTGCGGCGGCGCTGCCGCGATGGCGCACGGGCCGGATGGCGGCGGCCGGGGGCAGCGTCGGGGCGGTCTCATCGACGGGGAGAAGCGCGGCGATCTGGCCGGGCGTGAGGAGCTGCTCCAGCTCCGCCGCCTTGCGCGTCGCGGATCGCCAGGACGCCTCCAACTTCGCGCGGGCTTTGGCCGCGTCCACATCCAGGAAGCCGGTGGCCTCGATGGCCTCGGCGGTGACCAGGAATCGGCCGTCCAGGTCATAGACGTGGACCGGCGCGGTGAGGTCATCGGGATCGAACCGCACGGTGACCTTGGTTCCGGCGTGGGCGCTCAGCTCAGGCGCCCAGTAGCGGTTTTCGTAGAGGTGAATCGCGCCCGACTGGCGATCCGCGGTGACCTGGTCGGCGGCCAGAAGGGCCATGCGCAGGTGTTCCGGCGTCGCTTTGCGGATGGTGGCGCGGGCGTAGGACTCGGCAAAGGCCTGGTCGAAGCTGCCCCCGCGCGAGGTCTCGGTGCGGCGCCCCAGGCGGGCGTTGTGGGCGGCGATGACTTGGCCGGCGATGGATGTGAAGACCGCCAGATCGATGGCCTTGGAGCCATAGTTCTCCGGCTTGGCGAGGGTATTGTTGCCCGTATAGGCGCCGGCGAAGGCCGGGTGCTTGGCGCCATGGTCGCAGAGATCGCGGAATCCCCGCTCGATGGGCTTGGACTGGCCGCGATAGGGCGTCGCCCAGTGGATCTCGATTCCCAGCGAGGTCAGGAGACCGGTGGGGTCTTCGTCCCTGATCTTGAAGCGAAAGCGGGTCTTCGCCCCGCCAGTGATGTGCTTGGAGGCGAAGGCCCGGCCATTATCCAGGAGGCACCCAGTGGGGATGCCGTAGGCCTTGAAGAGATCGGCGAAGGCGAGCCGGGTAAGGGTCACGTTCTCGGACTGGCCGACGCGCCAGGCCAGAATCTTGCGGCTATAGACGTCTTGCAGCGCCACCATCATCGGCCGGGCGATGTGGCCATCCGGCCAGCGGACGAACACGTCCCACTTGTGGCCGTCGATATTGACCACTTCCAGGGCGTGAAGATCGGCCACCGTGCGCTGCTGAGGCGGCAGGGACCGGCGCAGGGCCTCGGCCCCGTCGCGAAGGCTCAGGATCACCCGCCCGTCCACCTCCCGCTCCAGCTTGCGCTGGAGGGTCTTCACATGGGGGATTTCGAGCCCGCGCGGCGCGGCCCAGGCCTTCAGGCGGTGGTAGCAACTGCTGTAGGTCGGCTTTTCGGGGCGCAGATAGTCGCTCTTGAAGATCTGCCAGGCGGCCTCATCGATCTCCGCCTCGGCGCCGCCGCCGACCCGCCGCGCGGCCAGGCGTGGGAGCCGGTCCAGGGCGCTGGCCCCGGCGCACAGGCTCATCCAGCCCCAGATGGTCGCCGCCGAGACGCAATGGGTGGCCGCGACCTGGGCGACGGCGGCGGAACGGGTCTGTCCCGACCGCTCGATAGCCGCCACAACGTCCAGCGCGCGCATCCGGCGGCGCGCTTCCTCGCGCACCTTGTCCGGTTGCCGCTCGAACCACGCCCACTGGGCGTCCGGCGCGGGCTTCGGCCTGATGGGAACCACGTTGGGGGCGATATCGCGGGCGGCGAGCAGCCCGCGCCGGGCCATTTCGGCGGTGGCCGCCGGGGGCAAGAGGTCAACGTGATATTCGAGGCCGCCGCCCCGTCCGGCGCGGGGCCGGCAGAGGTCGGACCCATCCGGCGCCTGGCGAAAGGCCCACTTCTTGTCGGCGGCCAGCTCATTGACCTTGCGCTTGACCTTCGGCAGGCCGGGCAACGCCAGGGCGGCCAGATCGGCGGCGGTATACCAGAGCTTCTGCTCCCCCTGGGCGCTCACTTGCGGCGCCCCGCGCGGGTGATCTCGGGGGCGACGCGGCGCAGCACCTTCTCGCGCTGGCGCAGCCGCTCCATCTGGGTCGCGATATGGCCCAGCTCGACGGTCAGCACCTCCTCGCCGACCACGACGCGGCAGCCGATCCGGCGGCAGAGCGCGTCCAGGACGTCATAGCGCTGGGTCTCGGCGATGAGGGCCAGGAATCGGCCGAGGGACACGTTGTGGCTCTCCCGCGCCTCGGCGGAATAGGCGTCGAGCATCGCCTTGGAGACCTCATCGCCCAGCAGGGCCGACATGCTCCCGGCGATCTCGAAGCGGCTGCGCGGATCATCCTTGAGGATCTGGCTCACCGCCGAGGCGACGGCCCGGTCAAAGCCGGCGAGGCCGCCCTCGTCATGGGCGGTTGGGCCGGGCTCGAAGGTGAAGGCGAGCTGATCAGACGAGAAGGCGGGGCGGCGCTTAGTCGCCATCGTCCACCTCCTTGAGGTAATCGACGGCCTCGGCGACGGTGGCCTCAAGCGCGGTGATTTTGTCGATCAGTTCGTCGCAGTCGAAGACGACGCCCCCGAACACCTCGCCCCAACGCCCGCTGATCGTCTCCACTAGGTCGCGCAGCTTGGCGATATCGCGGGCGGTCTGGCGCGCCATGACGCTCGCCTTCACCCCGTAGAGATACTCGCGACGGCGGCGGGTCATGCCGCCTCCCGATCATCTTCGGTTTCGTCGTCTTCGAGATCCTCGGAGGCGGCGTCCAGCTCATCGAGCATGGCGATGGCCGTGGCCGCGACATATTCGAGCCACTCGCGCAGCGCGGCCTCTTTGCGGGGCTTCCTCACAGCTTGCGACCCACGAGAATCGCTTCGTTCAGGGCCTCGGCCTGGGCCTTGAGGTCGATGAGCGCCGGGTGGTCGGGCGCCTCGGCGATGTTCGCCAAGAGATCGAGCATCAGGGCCGCGATGAGCGCCTCCTGGCTCATCCGCCCGGCGTTCCAGACGCGCCGGGCGTGGGCATAGGCGAGCTGCTTGCGCTGGGCTTCGCTAAGATGGTCGGCGGTCACCGGCTTCTTGACCGGCCACTTGTCCATGGCGTCGGCCTGGCGAAGCGCCTGCTCGGCAACGGCGACCGGCATTCCCTTGCTGAGGCCGTTGGCCGCCCAGTCCCGCACCGTCTCGGCCGCCCAGCTATTCTGCGCCCGCAGCAGGAACACCGGCTCATCGCGGCCGGTCTTCATGCTTGCACCTGGCGCCCGGCCGGGACCCGGTAACGTGGGCGTTGGACGTCTGGGAAGGCGACCTCAAAGGCGCGAGCCGCAAGATTCCGGAAGTCTCTTCGTTTCGAAGGATCGCGTGTTCTGAAGGCGGCTTCATGCAGTGCAGACTGCGCCAGCAGGGCGGCCAGGACCGGTGAACGCCGACAATACCAAGCCACAACCTGGCCCGTGGTGAACTGCATCCACTTCGCGGGGGCGCGGCTCATTTCGCCGCCCTCTTATAGGTCACCAGCCAACCTCGCTTTTTTGCCTGTCGCGCGAGACGTTGGAGCGCATCCTCCAACTCGGAAGCGCTGATCCGGAGCACCGATGTCTCCAGAGCATTCACGGCCTTCTGGCTCGCTGTTTGCTTGGGTTTGTCATCGGCGGCCGCGCCGATGGCGTCACCGAACTCGATGCCCTGGCTCACCTGTGTGGCGAGGTCGATCTGGCGATCTTCAGGCAGCTTGGAGAGGGCGCTTAACTGATTGAAGTGATCCGCGACGGTGGTCTGCCGGATGAGCTCGATTGCAGTAGGCGAGAGGTTTTCATGGACCGCTGCATATCGCTGGACCGTGCGCTCGCTGATCCCAGCGCGCTCGGCGACGGCGGACGACCAGCCGAATGCGCGCGACACTGTGTCGGACGCACCCGCGATAAGGTCTTCAGCGCCCCGGCCGTCCTTCCATCTCGCGTCGGCTATGGCCTTATAGAGATTGGGTCCAAGCTCGCCGGTCGCTTGAGCCACGGCTTCGGCATAAAGCACCGCGACCATTGCGATGCGGTCGAGGGCATTTAGGGCGAGGTGCGCCGAATTGGCGAATAGCTCATGCGCCCGCTGCTCGCCCGCCTTGTTGCCGACCTTAATGGCCCTGATCTCGGTCCAGCCGATGTCCCTGGCGGCGGCGAGGCGATGAGCGCCGTCGAGGAGCATGAAGTCCGACCGGCCTGGGAGCTGACAGACGATGATCGGTTGAAGTTGACCGTGAGTCTTCAGAAGCCCGGCGAGCATCGCGACGTGATGGGCGTAGAGTGGCCTCATCCGCTTCTCCGCCTGACGAATCTCCGCGACAGGAATGGAGATCAGGGAGCGTGCGGCGCCCATGT